CCCTTTGGTTCCATTGCTGCGGCGTTTTATGAAAGCTAGAACTACCAAAACGCCGCAGGATGACGCTGAGCAGGCTACGCCGGCGAAGGCTCCGCTTGGCTCGCCTCGCATTGCTGCCAGCATAGCCAGCGCTGCGTCGCTGTGGGGCATTGACAAGTCGGAGTTGCAGCGAGCGAAGCGCAACGGCTGCACGGCTTTCCGCTCGAGCCGAGTTCATCGGGAGCCGCTGCTGGCATGGTTCGAGGCGAACCCGTCCAGCTCGGTAGGCGAGCAGGAAAGCGAGGAAAGTCTAAAGAGGGATAAGTTGAGGGCGCAGGTGGCAATCCTTCGGAACAAGCTGGACGTGGAAAATGGCACGCTCGTGCTGCGGTCGGTAGTGTCGGAGGAGTGGGGGAAGCTGCTGGCTGATGTGTTCGGCATCATTGACAAGAACACCGACCGGACGACCTACAATGCAATCACGAAGGAATTGAAGCACCGGCTTCGGGGCGTATGAGCGCTGGCGAAACGATAAATCCGGAGCCAGTGCAGCGGCTGGACAAAGTCGAGCAGGCGGCGTGGCTGCGCAAGCTGGCAGCCTCGCTCGTGCCTGAGCGGTTCAGCGGAACTATCGTAGAGTACTTTGACGGCAATCTGCGGCTGCCGCACTCCACCAGATACCCGACCTACATGGCAGAGGAATCGCCGTGGCTGATTGAACCGCTGGTGGCTATTGGCGACCCTAGCGTCCGCAGGGTGGACATCAGAGCGCCGGCAGGAGCGGCCAAGTCGCTGGTTGGCGAGCTGCACATTGCTTGGTGCCTAGACAATGACGCTGGCCTTTACTACTACGTTCATCAGAGCGAGCCGGACGGCGCTGATGCGATGGAGGACAGAATTTTGCCGATGCTGCGGGCAAACCCGATTCTGGCGAAGCTCCTGCCGCTCGACCGGTTTAAGCAGAGGAACACCAAGATAGTGTTTCCGCACATGAGCCTATACTGCGTGGGCGCAAATCTTGGCAGCGCGCAGAGCAAGCGCGTCAAATTCCTCACGATGGAGGAACCGCACTTGTACAAAGCAGGCATGATGACAGCTTTTGAGAAGCGCGTGGAAGGCGTTCGAAACTCGAAAATTATTACGCTCAGCACTGGCAGCGTGCTTGGCGATGAAAGCGACGCCAGCTTCTGCAATGGTAGCGTCGAGGAATGGTGCGTGCCGTGTCCGCATTGCAAGCAGTACCAAAGAATGACGGACGACCGCGACCGGCTGCGGTTTGACCGCAATCCCTCTACCGTTGACGAAAACGGGCAGCTTATCTGGCACGCAATAGAAAAGACAGTTCGCTATAACTGCGAAGGTTGCGGGCAGGATTGGCCGACGGACGAGGCGTTCCGGCGGCAGCAGGCGCAGAGCGGGAGATACGAAGCCACTAACCACAATGCGCCGGCGCATCACCGCAGCTTCCACCTCGAGGCTCCGGCAATCCATTACTTCCCGCTCGAGAAGATTCTGAGCGAAAAGCTGAAAGCCAGCTACGCCGCTCGAGCTGGGCAGGTGGAGCCGCTGCGCGACTACATACAAAAGCGGCGAGCAATGGCGTGGGACGAATCGCCGAGCGAAACCGACGCCGAGCAGGACATGACGCGCATGAAAGGGAATTACCTAAAAGGCGACAAGTTCGACGGCGAGCTGGCGCGCTTCCTTTGCGTAGACAATCAGGCAGGCAAAGCAAGCCAAGGCGAAGGAGCGCACCGGTGGTATGTCTGCCGAGCCTTCGGCAACAATGAGTCGCGCATCATCAGCGAGGGAAGGATTACGACGTGGGAGGAAGTTGAGGAGCTGCGTATAACGCTCGGCGTATCGCCGATGCAAACTCTTGTGGACATTGCGTGGGATACGCAAGCGGTGCAGGAGGTCTGCGTGCGCTATGGCTGGCAGGGGCTGTGGGGCGACAATACGAACAAGGACTATTTTCCGCACCACGAGATATTCAACGGAGCGAAGGTGCTGCGAAAGTATCCGTTCAGCAGCGCCAACGTCGGCCACGTCGGGCTGGGCAAAGGCGGCATCACGAGGCAGGCGCGCTACTTTTTCTGGTGCCAGCAATCCATCAAAAGCACGTATCACCGGCTGCGCGGAGGCATGGCAAATTACAGGCTGACGGTTCCGCAGGACGTGAGCACGGAGTATCAGCGCCACACGGCATCGGAATACAAGCGTCAGGAGGTCGACCGCGGTGGCGCGAAGCGCTGGAAGTGGGTGGTGAATAAGTCGCGAGCAAATCACTTGCTCGACTGCGACCAGATGTGCCTAGTGGCTGCGCTCATGTCGCCGGCAATCCGCACGCTGCTCTACTCGGCGCAGCCGGAGCCGGAAGCAGCAACGCCGCCGGCTGCGGAAAATTAGCCTTGCAAAAGCGCCGCTGGTTTCTAGTGTAAAAAAAAACTATGTCAGCAACCGGAACTTTAATGGGCTGTACAGCCGCTGAGCTTGCGACAATCCGCGCAGCGGCGCTTGCTTGCATCACGAACAATACGGTGCGCGGCACAAGCTACTCGATTGCCAATCGCAACTTTTCTTTTCCTTCTTTGGAAGCGGCAGCCGACCTGCTGCTCGAGGCAAATTACGCTCTTGGATTTTTGCAGGGAACGCGAGCCACAAGCGCTCGAATGAACTTTAACAGCGCGCTCGGCAAGGGCACGCCGAACTGTTAAGCCGATGAAAAAGCCGCCAAACTTCCTTGAGCGAGCGATTGCAGCCGTTGCGCCGGCCGTAGCGCTGCGCCGAGCCGTAGCAAAGGAGTCGCTGCACCAATTCCAATACAATGCAGCGCGCTCGACGCAGAAGCGCGAGCAAGCGCCGGCGCAGATTGCACCAAATAGCTTTTCCGTCCAGCGCGACCGCTTGCAGCTAATGCGCGAGGCTTTCGACTTGGAGAATAATTTTGCGCCGGCTAAAACGCTCAACCGCAAATACGCAATGTTCGTAGCGCCGCAGAGCTACAACGCGCAGACTGGGCTGCCGTGGCTCGACAAGATGGTAGAGGATTATCTGAACGAGGTGTGGTTTCCGAACTGCGACTCAACTGAGCGGTATAACTTTTTCCGTATGCTCGAGTTTGGCGTAATGGGCATGAACCGCGGTGGCGACTACGGCTGGGCTTTCGTTCGAAATGGCGCAGAGGAAGGAATGACGGTGGATGAGCTGGTGCGCTTGCCGCTGAAAATCCAAGGAGTCGAAGCCGACCGCATCGGCGGCGTTTATCAGAATGTTGTCAGCGAGAATTACGTCAGCGGCGTCGGCATCGGCGACAATGGCGTGCCGGAGTATTACCGAGTTTTCCGGCGAGGAATGGCAGCCGGTCAATACACCGACCCGGTGGACGTGCCTGCTTCGCAATTCGTCCACTATCAAGACACGATGCAAGTGGATATGTACCGAGGCGTGAGCAAGCTGGACGCAGCCTGCGCCGAGCTGCGCGACCTGTACGAAATTATCGACTACATGAAGGGGAAGTCGAAGCTGGCGTCGGCGCTCACTGTCTTCACGAATTCCTCCGGCGCTATTGCCGGCAGCGGCGCGATGGACGCTTACGCCTCGCAACAGATGAACAACCAGCAAGGAGGAATGCAGCAGGACATTTACTACGGGCAGGTCAATCATCTTGCCGCCGGCGCTGACATAAAGTTTCCCGACGCAGCCTCGCCGAGCGCCGAGACTCAATACCTGATGCAGCTCTTGCTGAAATTGGTTTGCATGACTTACAACGTTCCGTATTCCTTCGGCATTGACGCCTCGGCGCTCGGCGGCGTAAGCAGCCGGCTCGAGAGCGAGCAGGCACGCGCTGAATTTGAGCGAGGGCAGGCGGTGTTGTCGCCGCACGCGCACAAGCTAAAGGACGCCGCTATTTTTGACGCAGTCGCAAAAGGCGAGCTGCCGGCAGGCTTTGAAAAACAAATCTGCCGTGGGCGCTTCGGGTACCGCTCGCACCCGCAGCCGGACATTGGACGCGAGGCTTCTGCGGCTGTCAGCCTATACCAGACCGGCCTGCTTAATCCGCTGAAATTCTGGACGGAGAATGCACAAGACCCCGAGACGGTAGCGTCCGAGATGGTGCGCTGGCACAAGATAAAAGCCGACGCAGTGGAAGGCACCGGCTATGCGATGCAGGATGTGTTCGGCGCAGGCGCAGCGATGCCTCTGGCGCAGAGCGAGAGCAGCAGCGAGAGCGTGTCAAAGGTTTTGCCGGAAGCAGGAGGCGTAGCAATGCAGACGGAGGAAGAAGCGCGAGAGTTCGCCGGCGACAAAACGCGGGCGACCACCATTCGCATCCTCGTGGAGCTGCTGAAAGCGAAGCTGCCGACCGAGCAGGCAATCGCAGCGGCTTACAGAATTTATGATGCCGGAAAAACTCACGGCGAGCTGATAAAAGAGGTGGAAGAATACCTTAAGGAATAAGGCGTGAGAAAAAAATTATTGCAAACCGCCGGAAAACCATTACAAATATCAAACCCGAAATGGTAATACAGCCACCACACAGCTTATTTTCGCAGCTTTTCCGAACGGTGAAGCTCGGCGCAATAGACGCAGCGAAGCGGACAATTCGCGGTGTTTCTTTAATCAGCGCAGGAGCAGCGAAGGGGCACACCGACGAGGACGGAAAGCAAGTGATGGTGGACGGCACCACGCTGCGGCAGGTTTTCGACAAATGCGTCGAGGCCGGCACATTGAAAGTAAAGCTCGACCACGGCAGCGGAGTTTCTTGCACGGTGGGCTGGCTCGAGCGCTTTGCGCTAACGGCCACGCAGGTACTGGGCGACCTGCACATTTATGATTCCGAAGAATCAGCGCCGCGCATTTTCGAGATTGCTGAAAAGAATCCTACGCACATTGGTATCAGCCTCGAGTTTTCCGGCGAGGATGAAGCAGGCGACAGCGTATCGCTTGCTCGCTGCGACGAGGTAATTACGGCGGCGCTCGTGAGCGACCCAGCCGCAAACGTTTCGCTTTATTCAGAAAAAACAAAACTACAAAACACCATGCCTCGAAATAAAAAGCTGGAAACAGCACCCGAAGAAAAGCCAACGCCTGCAATCGCACTGGAGGACGCCGGCGCTGAAAAAGAACCTACGCTCGGCGAGCTTGCCGCTATGTTTAAAACGCACCTTGCCGACTTTGCGGCGTTCAAATCAGCCTACGCCGTCGACTCCGTGCTTGCGCCGGATACTGAGAACACGCAAGGCGCAGAAGGAACAGCGCCAAAGGCAACCGACCCCGAAACGATGCCGGTCGCAAAAGGCGAGAACGACACAAAAGTAACCACAGCAGCAGCGGAGCCGGACGGCGACGGAGCCAAGCTGGCAAAGGCTGCGGAAATGGGCGCAGCAGTAGCGGTGCGCGCCTTCGCTTCCAAGTTCGGCATCAACCTGTCGCCGGCAGGAGCGCCGGCAAATACTGCGGCGAAGCCGGAGAAAACATTCGCGCAACTGCACGCAGAGGAAACCAAGAAATTTGACGGCGACGCTGACTTGGCAATGCTTCATTGCATCAAGAATTACAAAAAGGAGTACGCAGCCAGCCGGCTCGTAGCTCCACGCTAATTTGACGGATAAAACCAACAACAACTAACACCAAATAATTACATGAGCACACAAAACGAAACAGGGTTTAAGACCTTTCTCGCATCGGGCGCAATCAGCGCTTTTCGAGCGGTAGCAGTCCAGTCGGACGGCACCATCACGCCGGTTGCTGGCAACGCAGCAGTCGGAATCGGGGTTACGCAAGCAGACATTGCCGATGCAACCTACGGCGCTGTTCGCCTTTGGACTTCTGCCGGAACCATGATGATTGCAGTCAGCGGCTCAGCCGTAACGCCTGCAACCACCTACGGCATCATCACAGGCGGCTACGCCGGCGCAGTCAACGGCACCTTCGCTCCTGCTTCGCTTATCGGCTTGTATGCCGGAGTGGCCAGCAACGGCATCGTCTTGGAGTTCGCGCACAGCAACTAAACGATTGAAATAATACACAGAAAATAATCATTAAACTAACACAAAAATATGCCTTACACAAACGCACAAGCCACACCGCGCAGCGATATTTACGCGCTCGTGATGCAGGCGAACACCGACTTCAATAAACTTTTTATTGGAGACCTCGTATTGCCTCCTAAGCCGGAGCCGATCCGCCTAGGTATTTACATGAAAGCAAAGCTGGCAAACGCTGAGCTGCTGAACGCTGACGCTCAGCCACGCGCTCAGGGAGCCACCTACGCACGCGCAAATCGCAAATACGATACAGACACTTTCGACTGTCTCGAATACGGCGAAGAAGCAGTAATTGACGACAGCTACGAAAGCGAAGTGGAGCGCTTTATGAACTTGGAAGCCACCGAAGCCATGCTGCTCGAGCGCAGCCTGCGCATCAGCTACGAAGCTCGAGTCGCTGCGGCAATCATGAACGCGTCCACGTTCACCGCGACTGCCGCCACGGCAGCCTACACAGCGGCGAATGTCGCAACGATTGACGTTGTGAATGATGTCGACCTCGCAAAGACCCGCCTGCTCAAAAACGGCATCATTGCAAACGCCGCAGTCATGTCGCAGGACTTGTTCAATCGCATCAGGCGCACGACGCTCCTGCAAAATCAAATCTACGGCGTGGTGCCTCGCAGCGCCGGACAGCGTATGCTGCCAGCCGAAGAAGATGTTGCACGCGCTCTTGGCGTGGATAACCTCTACGTCGGCAAAGCGCCGAAGAACGGCAACCAAAAAGGGCAGGCTTACTCCGGCTCCTTTGTTTGGGGCACGGCCTATATCTGGGTCGGCAATGTCGCCGGCGGCGAGTATCAGGCAGGCGGCGTAGGTCGCACGATTCAATGGGACAAAGACACCACGGGATTGTTCACGCCGGAAACCTACCGCAGCGATGAGCGCCGCGCAAACATCCTGCGCGTTCGCCAGAATGTGGCCGAGAAAATCATTGACGAGACGGCCGGCGAGCTTATCACCACAAGCTACACAGCCTAAGCTGGCACGCTAAAGGGCGCAGGCGATTAAAACACGCCTGCGCCTTTTCTGCGAAATTCTAATGACGTATCACAATGGACAATAAAACCAAACCACTGATAACTCTCGCGACAATCGTCGGGCAGGAGGAAGCAGTTATCTCCCGCTACATTCACGCCTTCTCTGACGCCGTTGACCACATGGTTTTCGTGCAGGCAGTCGGAGGCGCAGCGCCTGACTTATCTATGGCGCTGGCGAAGATGACGTGCGAGGACTTTAAGATTCCGGCCACTTTCCTAGAGTATAAAAATCAGGCAGGCGAATACGAGCACGTAGACAATTTCGCTGCTGCAAGGCAGGTGGCGTGGGACGCTGCCGCAGCCACCGGCGCTGACTATCTCATGTGGGCAGATTGTGACGATACGCTGGCAGCCGGCAGCGCCGAGGCAATCAGCGCAGCGGCTACGGAGGCTAAGTATGACGTTTACGTAATTCCATACAAAGTGGGAGGCTTCGTTAATGTGGCACAAGAAGTGATGCGCGAGCGGCTGGTGCGCAATACCGGAAAATCCCGCTGGCGCTACTCCGTGCACGAGCAGCTTCGCTTTGACGAAGCGGTCAGCTACAGCATCTTGCGCGATGCAATGGTGCTGCACGAGCCGCACGCAACAAAAGCCGGAGGGCATCACCGGAACGTGAACATTTTGCACGCAGCCACCGAGGATGCAGCGCGCAATTTCTTCTACTTGCATCAGGAGTATTTCCGAACGAATCAGCACGAGAAGTCAAAAGCCTTCGGCGAGGCAGCGTTTGCCGCCGGCGGTCTGGATACGCTCGAGGCTTACGAAATCCTGCTCAATTTGGCGCAAATGGAAACCGGCGCGAAGGCGAAGGAATACGCCGCTCGAGCATTTGAGACGATGCCGGAAAGACGCGAGGCGCTGGCGTTGCTGGCAAACTATGCAATCATTGACAAAAACCACGAGAAAGCGCTTCTGCTTGCGAGGATGATGATGGGACTGGGCAAGCCAAAGCGCAGTTACTGGTCACTAAACTGCGACTGGTATGGCTGGAAAGGCTCTGAGCTGTATATGCAAGCGCTCCGGCTCAATGGGCAAAGCACAGAGGAATTCGAGCAAAGATACCGCGAAGGCGCAAAGCCTGTCTTTTCGATTATCCACGCCACCCTAGGCAGACCAGAGAAGGCGCTAGGCATCAGAGAAATGTGGTTGAGCCGTGCCCACTATCCTGAGCGCGTGGAATACATCTACGGGCTGCACGAAGGCGATGTGAAGTCCGGCGCAGTTCTTGCCGGATTTCAGCACACCGTATCGCCGGAGGGCTGCGGCTGCCCAACGAATTACGACGCTGCCGCCGGCGCAGCGCGAGGCAAGGTGCTTGTGCAGGCGCAGGACGATTGCTACCCTCCGGCAGGCTGGGACGATATGCTGCTAGAGGCAATCGGCGACCTTGACGCTCCTTGCTTTGTCGCCGTATCCGACGGGACGCGAAAGGACAAGCTGTGCGTCAATTCAATCATGACGACGGTTTACGCTAAGCAGAAAGCGGCGAAGGAAGGCAGCGGCAGCGGATTCTTTCCTCGAGCCTATGACGGGACATTTGCCGATACCGAAAACACTTACAGAGCTTATCTGGACGCAGAGGCAGGGGCGGTGAAGCTGGCAGAGGCTAAGCACATCGTGATTTACCACGACCACCCGCACTACAATCCTGCAATCCCTTGGGACTCCACTTACGAGGCTGAGAACTCCACGGAATCAACGCGCAGGAACTGCGCAATTTTCCACGCCAGAAATCCGCAGGCGGCAAGCGACAAAGTCTTGCAATTCGACGGCGAGCCGGCAAAGGTGGAGGCGTCATGAGTATGCAAACAATCCTTGCCGCTGACTTGCTCGCTCTGCGCGGAACGGAAATGACGGCGTCTGCAGTAATTGGCGTAACGACATACACAGTTTTTCTGGATGATTTGCAAAGCGTGGATGCTGATGCCTTCGGCGGAATGGAGATTGAGAACATGAGAAAAGTGCATTTCCTGACTGCAGACTTGGCAAGCATAGTGAACGGAACCACGATGACATTGCTGGAGCCGACAGCCACGCCTAACGCGCCAATCCAACGAAAGAAAATCGTGCTGTCCTCAGTAATTAGCGCCTGTGGCGCTGAGCTGATTGTAACCGTCCGTGGCGCTTAAATTCCTATGACTTCAAACGTTGTTACCCACGCCGCAGAAAACGCGCTTGCCGGCCTGCTGACTACCGCATTCGTGGGCACAGTAGCCGAAGCGAAAGTGTTCGTTTCTGACTCGAATACTGCAAAAGTTCCGCAGCCTTACGTGGTTGTGTATTCATCGGCAGCGGAGGAAGAAATTGCGCCAGCCTGCGGTATCTACAAAATCGAGCTGAGCGTTCAGTTTTACTCTCATGTAGTGGAAACATCGGCAGCCGAGCGCGACGCAATATGCACGGCGATTAACAATGTAGCCTACAGCGCCTGCGCCGCTGCGCTCAGCGCTGCCGCCGACTTCCATTGCTACGGGTTCGTTCCAAATGCCGGCAACATGACGATTGACGCCGATCAGAAAAGCTACATTTACACCGTACTGTTTACGGCGCATTGCATGGCTCGCGACAATGCCTAAACAGCAGGCTTGCAAAGTGCGCATACAAGCGTATAAGTATCTCGCAGATTGACGTATTACACCATCAACAAACCACTCAAAAATTTAATTTTATGGCAGTAATTACAATCGGAACAACCGGAGCCTCTTGGGGACTCACAGCCGAAACCGGAATGTTAGTGCAAACAGTCACGGTCAAGGCTACTCGTGAAAAGAATCAGGTGCGCGATAACGTAGGGGAATTTGCAGCGGTGAGCTTTTACAATCCTTTGCAGACTTTCGCAATCTCCGGCGTGCTGACCGGCACCATCACGAATGCAGCCGCCGGCCTGCTGCTTACGGTCGCCAACACGAACACCGCCAACGGCGTAACCACGGGCGGAATTTACGTGGACGACATAGAGATTGCCAAGGCGAATACGGAGTTCAAAAAGATTACGGCAAACGCCACGCAGTATCCTCTCATTGCATAACGCCGCCGGCGCTCCTGCTGGCTTTGACATATGGACAACATCCCAACAAACGACATTAAGCTGGCAAGTATCTTGATCTCCCTCGGCGTTCCTTTGCGGCATACCGACCCGATAACTTGCGTCGCAAGCAATGATGCAGGAGCGGGCAGAAAAGAGGTTTACACGTTCTGGTTTGACGTATCGAACGGCAAGAAAGCGCAGGCAATGGAGACGATGAGCGCCTACGCCTCGGCTCGTGATTGGAAAGAAATCACGCTGGACATAGAACACCCGCTTTACTGGATGAAAGGCGTGCTCGAAAACCGAGAAAACCTCCTACACTGGATTCGGAAAAAGGTGCAGCCGATGAAGATTATCACCTGCGGCTCAAAGACGGTGTTGATTGGCGAGAACGCCAGCAAATCTCTGCGCGATAAAATGAGGAAAATGATTTAACCAAAACACAACAACACCATGACAGAACCCGACAACATCATCGACAACGGCTTTTTTGAAATTTTTGATTTCAAAGGCATAGAAATCCAGCCGCTAACCTACGCACGCCGAGCGCTGATACTTGGCTTGGTCAATCCGGCTGCGCTTTCTTACATGGACGCGCCTACATTTCTTTACGGCGCGATATGTCCAGAGCGCGAGCTGATACGCGCACGCCGGAACCTCGAGGCTTTTGATACCGCAGTGGCCGCATGGATTGAGCGCGTAAAATTCAGCACGACAGACTCGGAGGAAGCCGGCAGGCTGATACAGGCGCTGCTCGAGCATAGCGAAACAAACAAAGCCGAACCCCTGACCGATGCCTCTTTACAATCTGACCCACTGGGAAACTAATGGAGCCGCAAGCGTGCGCGGCGTTCCTCTCTGTGTTGGCACGCTACTTTGGCTGGTCAGAGCATTTCATTCTGTGGGAGCTACCGATGTGCCGAGCCAACGCGTATTCGCACGCGCTGATGCGAATGCACCACGTAAACACTCAGCCGCCTACGCAGAGCTTATCTGCGGCACGAGATGAGATTTGACCCCTCAGGCATGGACGCTGCATTTGAAAGGATGCGAAAGGCCGCTAAGGACAAAGGCAAAGACCTTGCCGGCGAGCAAGGGAAGGCGTTCTTGCAATCCGCAAAGCGCGAGGCATGGCAGGCAGCGCCGACAAAAGACCTTTTAGTGTCCACCGCGCAGCGCCTAGGTTGGCGACTAAAGCGTCAGAAAGGCGTAAGCATGGCGAAGGAGCTGGCGAGGCGCATTAGGGCAAGGGGCACGTTTTCCCGTGGCTGGAAGATTACCAGCATCAGCAGCGCAGCCACTAAAATTCGTATCTGGATTGGAAACGCCGTTACTTACGCCGGCGCTGCGGACGCTAAAAGCCACAGCGCAGAAAAGGCTGCCAACATCGTAGGCGGAAAATTCAAGGACAAGCTAACGAGGCTTGCAAAAGCGGCGACTTCAATGTTTACTTAGTCTATGGCAACCGCATCCGCAACCGGCTACCTCGAGCTGAACATTGCAGGCTTTGACAAGGCTATTTCGTCGGCGAAAAAAATGCTGGTTGGACTCGCCGGCGCTTTTGCGGGATTCAAGTTGGCGGAATTTTTCAAGGATGGAATTGCAAACGCGATAAACTTCGGCAATGAGATGCACAACGCCGCGCAGAAAATCGGTGGCATGGACGCAGGCGTTTTGCTGATTACGCAGAAAGCGCTGGAAAACGCAGGGCTGAGCGCCGGCGAAGCGCGAACACAAATCAACGGCATGGTGGAGTCAGGGCAAAAGCTCGGCACGCTGTTTAAGGGCGGCGACACAGCGGCAGCGTTGCAAGCCAGCGCAGCGAGCTACGGCAGCGCCGCCGGAATACTGAGCCGGAGCGCCGCAGCAATTAGCAAAGTGTTTGAGCTGATGGAGTCAATCGGTTCAAAAGTGCAGACCTATTTTCTCGCAATGACAGAAGGCTTTGTGAAGCCGCTCACTGCTGTCCTTCAATACCTAAATCAAATTGACCTCGCCGGCGCAGGCGCATCGTTCGGCAAAGCTATTGCTGACGCCGCTACGATTATTGTAGGGCTGGTAAAAAATGGCGACGTAGGGCTTGTGCTTGGGCTGAGCATAAAAGTCGGCTTTATGAACGCAGTGGAGTGGCTTACCGGCGCTCTGAAAAACTTGTTTGGGGACAGCGGAGTTAGCAAGGCTATGGGCGACACCCTTGAGAAATACATTTTCGCTTTCAAAGAAATGTTCCTCGGAATCGCCAGCGCGATTTCTTCCGCTATACTTCTGGCGATTTCCAAAGCAATGCACGGCATAGCAGAGATGATGCCGGAGTCGCTCGGCGGAAAAATGCACGCTGCCGCAACTTCTACATTCATAGAATCAAGAGCATCTGACAAAGAGTCCGAAGGACATTTCACAAAGAGCAAGGGAGCATTTGGCTCGGGCAGTGATTTTGGAGGATTTATGTCCGGATTGATCACCGGCGTCACTACGGACGCAAGCAAAGCGCGTGGTGACCTCGCGACAGCCGTTGCTGCTGCCACCGCAACTGGTAAGGCGCTAGTTGACTCAGGAGTAGGAAAGGCTGGAAAGAAATTTGAACTCAATCAGGCAGCCCTCGGCACGCAGGAGCCTTACAAAGTAATTGCTGACTCGCTAGCGAAAGTGGGCGGCGGCGGCGGCTTCATTTCATCGAGCATGAGCATCGAAGCGCGAGAGGCGCTAAAAGCAAACCAAACGAGACAAATGCAGCTCGAGGTGTTAAAAGCAATTCAAGTGGGCGTGCAAGCGTTCGTGCAACCGGTAATGCTCAACTAATTATGCCAATCATACAAGTCGGAAACATTGGTGCGAATTATCAGCCGGACGGCGACAACGTAAAGCAAGGCGCAGACGGCAGCGGCGATGCAACGCTAGTTTACAAGGTATCAGCGGTAGGCTTCACGCTTGCCAACATTCCTGCACCGCTGAGCGTTCACCCTGTGTATTCTCAGCTTCGGCTCTACGAGGCGTCGGTGGCTCGAGAGGCAGGGTCGTGGATGACAGTTACGGCCACTTACCGAGGGGTGTTGCTGGCGAACCCTGCGATTTATATGCAGGAGCAGTTTACGATTTCGACGACGGAAGCGCCCGTAGAAACGCATCCTTTGTTTTCTCTGCCTAGGGCTGCTCCCCGAGTAACTTCCACGGAGCTTTCGCAAATAAGGAAGGCGCTGGAAAGCAATGTGGAGTATAACGTAAATACATTTCCCGCTGTGACGGCGTTCGGAATAGTTTTGTGGCAAAAGCTGCGGCGAGGGATTGAAAGCTACCTGCGCATCGGCGGCGTTTATCGGCAGACCTACATACAAGTTGATATTCCGCAGAACTACTCGGGTATGGGGCGCATTGCCGCCGTTGCAGGAGCGCCCGCTACGCCGGCTGGGACGAACTTTCTGTGGACTGCTTTCAATTGGCGCAAGCAAGGCGGCGTCGTTACGGTAGAAAAAGAGTATACGCTTAGCGGGCTGGAAGGGTGGGAGCCGGAGCTTTACGACAGCACTTATCTCGCAGCATTTGGATTGTAAAAAAATAAACACACTAAAATATGGCAAACGAAGCACAAGCAAACGCATCGCTGAATTTCAGCAAATCCGGCGCTGTTCTGGCAGGCGCAGCCGGCACAGCGACGACAGTCGCTGGCACCAAGTGCGCGAACGTCACGCAGCTTATCCCTACGGCATCAACTGTGGTGGCCTTCGGCGCAATCACCGCTGTCGGCTGGTTCATCATTCAAAACCTCGACAATACAAATTACGTAGACATTGGCTTTGACAATTCTACGTGGCCGATTCGATTAAAGGCAGACGCGAACGCAGGCAATGCCGGCGGATTCATCATGGCGCAAGGCAACTCGCCTACGGTATATGCTCGAGCAAATTCTGCGTCCTGCTCAATTCTTGCGCGTGGCCTTGACTTGTAATTTCAATGAGCGATTACGGATTACCGGATTTTGAAGCAGGCTCGCCGCTGGCGATACAGCTGTCGGCTTCGGTAATGAATGCGCTGCGCGACCGCATCAGTCGGAACACTCCGCTGGCAGGCAATGGCATCAGGACGCGCCAAACGGAAGCGGGCACAATCATTGAAATCAACAGGCAGCCGCTTACGCTGGGCGCTTACGACAATCCATACCTGCTCGGCTCGCGTGGATATGGCAGCAGCACCGCCGGCGCAGCTACTGTTATTGGCAGCAGCCTAAACTGGGGCAGCGCCACGGCTGATGCTTATACGGCGTGGGGAGGCAGCGCAGACACCACAGCGGCAGTTACTGTGCCGTATTATGACCAGTGGCATCGCGACCGACCGCCGCTCGATTCATCGGACGACATTACGATGGGCGGCAAGGTGTCAGTCATGACGAGGATTCTGCACAATAGCGGAGATAATTACTACGTGCCGGAAATGCGCGCTTGCACCTTCGATTCCCGAGGGGCGCTAGTGCTCGTGGACGTCGAGTCGCCGGCTTCGGGCGCTTCGAACTATTCGACGCGCATCAGGGCAGAGATGCACCCGTGGCAATGCTACATAACAGCGCTCGCAACGAATAGCTGCTCGGTAAAAATCAACCCGAACTCCACGCTGATGCAGACGTGGGATTATCGCGCTGCTTGGTATCTGGCAACGTGGAGGGATGCATGGGCACACGCGAATATAACGAACTTTGCGAGCACTTTCGTTTTGACAGCAGCCACACATTGTGTCTGGATGGAGGTTGAGTTCACAGGAGGTGATATAACTTCTGTTTATATAAAAAATGGAGTCCCAGGAGCAGTGACTTGGAATGCCGATCTTCGTTATGTTTCTTCTGACAATCATGTAGTTGGCTCTGGCGATTTTATTTGGTATCAACTGCTTGCCTACTTTAAGCCGAGTGCCAGTGGTGATGGAGGGGCTGAAGTTGATGCTGTTTTCGGTGGCGTAAATTACAAGCTGATGTGCCCAACGACCACTCATTTGATGCAGGGTTATATCCGTGCAGCAGAGAGTAACGATCCGACCTCTGTTGATGATTATTACGCCATCACCCCTTGGTATGGCTGCTGGTTCCCGACCTCATAAACTTTCTCCTTTTAATTTCAAAAAACACAGCTACTATCCAATAACCATGAGCAATCTCAGTCCGGTAACTCAAACCATTCAATTGATGACAGCTGGACAAACTGTCACGATTCCAGTGAATTCCTGTCGATGGACAGTAACAGTCCTCACAGGCACAGCCTCCATCGGTGCAGCAACCGGACTTCCTGCAGGCTTTTCGGATTCTGACGAAGGACGCCTGCTCGCTGCCATCTCCGTCGTCACAGCAACTCCAGGAACAGCCTACATTCGTTACTCTGTCTAAGTCCTATGCCTAGCTCATACATTCAATCAGGCGAGGCAACAAGCATTGACAATATAACAGGCTTGGGGACAGGGATTGTCGCAGGAGATTTGGCTCGCCCCATCTTCGCCACGACCGCCACGGCAGCGGGCACAACCACGCTGACTGTAGCGAGCGCGAGCACGCAGGAGTTCACAGGCAGCACGACGCAGACGGTCACGATGCCAGCACCAGCCGGACTAGTTCTTGGCTGGTCAACAACCTTCATCAACAAATCCACTGGCAGCGTCACGCTGAACGCAGCAAATGCGTCCGCTTCAATTATCGTCCTCGCGGGTGGGCAATCGGTGACATTGGTGTGCAAAAACCTTGGTGGCGGGGCAGTGGCAGCGGCATGGGATGTAGTCGGAACTTCACCGGAACTTTGGTTTGCCTCGGCGGGATCGGGGACAGTGGCGCTGACTGATAATGTCGAAACCACCTTAACTTTCTCCACAGCCACAGGGGGAAACATCACTGGCTGGTTCGATGGCACAACGATTACGGCTGGACTGGCTGGATACCTAACATTCGAGGGTGTCATTGGGATAAATGCAGACGCGAGCGGAGACACCTCTGCCAATGATGTGGACATGGGCATTTCCAAAAATGGAACGACTTACAAAATATACAACGCTTCAACGCAGTTTATGAGATGGGACTCGTCTGATACTACATTCTACCTGCCATTCACTTACACAGTCGCCTGCGCTGTTGGAAACACGTTTTTAGTTCGCGTCAAATACTCAGACGGCGGCACCGGCACCGTCGCACTTGCGGCACGGACACTCAAGGTCACCTACAACGCATGAACCAATATACTCCACTGATTGTTTCGCTCCGTAATACTTACACCGATTTCAGCGACGGCGCAAAAGCAGCCTTCGGCACAGCATACGACACCGTAGTTGCCCATATCCGCCGTGGCGACATCGGCGCGGCAAAGCTCGCCGTGATCATGGTTACTATCCCCGATGAAGTTCCCGGCGTGCCTGCGGAAGAGTTGAAAAAGTGGACGGAGAGGAAGGCGGAGATTCTGAAACTGTTTCCGTAGCTCATGTGCGACATATTTTTAGTCGAGGACGATGAAGGGGTGGCAAAAAGCCTTTCCACTTGGCTGACGGCAGCTTATCGCACTTCGATTGGCGAAGCCGCCGCCGATGCAAACCCGCTTGTTTTTTCGCGGGTCGGATCACTTTACGAACTGAACGCGCACTCACAGAATAAGTCATGACACTCGAAAACGCCTTGCTCATAGCCGTAAGCTCCGTAACAGGCGCGTTATGTTTTTTGGCAAAAATTCTCTGGCATCGCAGCGAGCAGTGCGAGGCAGACCGTAAGGAGCTGAGGAGTGCAATCGAATCCGTAAAAACTCAAGCTGGCGAGAACCACGGTATGCTAATGGCGTATCGTATGTGCCCCGGAAAACCCTGCCCCTTTAAGGAATCCATAAACCCATGAACAAAACAAAGCTCATTTCACTCGTCCTTGCGTTTGCCGCAATCCCGCTTTCCGTGGATGCTACCATCATCAAACTTCCAATCATTCCTGCGTCCGTATCTATGTATTGGCCGTTAATCATTGCAGTTGCTTCCGCCCTTCATAAGTGGGCATCAACAATACAAGAAAAACCAAAGCCATGAGGCCGAAGTATTCTGCTTCATTTATCCTGCTCGCGCTTTTTGCTGTTCTAGCCGCGCTTTACCTTACGGGCTGCTCCGCTATCCCGTATCGCGTATCTCTCCACTACGGGGTTGCTACGGCTTCTTATGACGGGAAGCGGGTGCTGTTGGATGTTAATGGGGATGCAATCGGAGAATCATTAAAAGGATATGCCAAGTGATGAAATACGCTTGGCTATCTTGTCGCCGGAACAAGCCCGTGACGCGCTTGCGCTGCTGGCTGAGCGGGAGGTAGGGGTGCGCGAGGAAGGCGGCAATAACTGCGGCGCTCGAATACGGGAGTATCAGAAAGCCACGTGGCTTGCGCCCGATGCGTGGCCGTGGTGCGCAGCCTTCGTGGATTGGTGCGTGCTGCAATGGCTCAAAAGTCCGAGCGTATGCGAGCTGCTGAAAGTAGCCGAGCCGGAGCAATGGCGACCAAAGACGGCCGGCGCGTGGGATTTGGCGAGCTGGGCGAAAAAGCACAGCCTGCGCGTGGCCGGCTCGAGCAGCGAAGCAAGGCGAGGCGACATTTGCATTTTCGATTTCAACGGTCACGGCCACGTCGGGATTGTGGCAGCGGACAGCGAGCGAGGAGATGTCAGCACGATAGACGGCAATACGAACGGCAGAGGCGAGCGCGACAGCGCTACCGGCGACGGCGTATGGCTAAAGCATCGCAGCCGAGATTTAGTGCGCTGCTTTGTTCGGCTTTGCTGAGCCGCCGGCAATCCGCACGCGCTCGAGCGCTCGAGCCTCGGCAGCAGCAAGCCACGCATCATCGGCGTCGCGGCGCTGCGCCTGCACAGCAATAGCGTCCAGCTCTGCGTCGGATATTTCGTCGGGCTGCAATGAATCTGCGAGCATCATGCTGTCGAAATAGCGGAAAAATTAAAAAAAGCAAAAACATTTTACGAAGGAGAAACCGCCTTATTTTCCTTTTGCCTAAAATAAAGGCTTGCAAGAAATCAGCGCCGGCGCTTTCCTCGCCTTTCAATGAATACCAACCAACCAACCAACCAAAGGCAAAGCGACTCCTGCCGCTTTGCTGAATACTGGAAAGTCCAGTGGCGCGATGAGGCAAATTACGCGTGGCGCGACATTCAGAGAAAGCACTTCACGATTGAGGCAGCGCAGGCAGCGGCTGCGGCTTATCAGCAAAAGCACGGCTGCGCTGCGCGGCTGATTTCTATTACCATGACCGGCAGGAAAGCCGTGGCGTAAGATTCCAAAATACAACAATGAACAAACACTCCAAAGCAATCAACGAAGCGGCAGCATCTCTCGAGCTGGCGCGCAAATTCATCGAAAAATACAACGTTCCGGAATGCCTGACGCTGATGTTCGGATACGAGAAGCCTACATTTGCTCTCGTCGTATATGACGACGGAGGAACGGTCGCAGCCTGCGGCGAAGCGTTCGGCACCTCCGGCTGGATTGAGACGCCGAAGCACGACGGCTCGGCTGACTGGGCGCTGGATATAGACGGTGTGAAAATCATTCTCTACTCAGCAAAGCAAAGGATGCCGCTAGAGCCTCGTCCCGTGGCGTCAAAGCAGTTTCCGCTGCAAATACAGGAGGCGGCGCAGTGAGGGTGGACGCAATGGACTCCGCTTTGTTCGGCGTCGATATGCTCGGACACTCAATGCGGGAGGCGGTGCTGTCGCCGGTGGCGCAGCGGTTCCTGATTTCTCCGTTCACTACTTTCGACTCCGGCGACGAGATATGGCAGGAGCGCAAGCGTGCGTGGATACTAGCCGGCGCAGGTTCGAGCAACGGAAAGGCAACAGCCGACCCCGTGATTGGTGCACCGCTGAGTGATAAACAATTTATGATAAAACACAAACGCAGAAACTAAACACAAAACAAATGAACGAAATTACACTGCCACAACAGATATGAAAAACTGGAAGCGAAGAATCACAGACAGGCGCACCGGCCTGCCGAAACGTGGAGCGCTGAGCCGATTGTCGGAGCGCCTCGGCATCCAATACTCCACGCTTTCTGCTTGGTATTATACAAGCAAGGAGTTGCCGGACGGCAGGGACGCCGAGATAGAAACGGCGCTCAAAAGCGGCGTCAGCCTGAGCGCTAAAAAGCGCAGCGATACCGGCAAAAAGCGTGGCGCATACAAGAAAAAGAGCGCCGTAGCAGAAATAATTTTTGGCGCTCCTGCGAAGGAGGAATGAGGTTCAAGGCTAAAATAAAAAAGAAATACCTTGGCAGAAATGTAGCACCATGCTACTTTCTTAACTAAGACTAAAACCAACCCACTCAGCCTCGCTGCAATCCGGCTGCGAGGCGGGTGAAACTAAAACAATAACTAAGTAAAAACCCAAAAAACAACAAAACAACACCATGCTCAAAGCATCCAAAAACACAAAAACATCAACCCCAGCTCCTACCGGCGCTCACGTAGCGCGCTGCGTCAGAATCATCGACCTCGGCAGGCAAACCACCGACGGCATCTATGGATTGAAAACCCAGCCGAAGGTTCAAATCACGTGGGAGCTTCCCACCGAGATGCACGTATTCAGCGCCGAAAAAGGCGAGGAACCGTTCGTGGTTTCGCAGGAGTATACGCTGAGCCTCGACGAAAAAGCCACGCTGCGCCACCACATCGAGTCATGGCGCGGTCGAACAATGACGGCGAAGGAGCTGGAAGGCTTCGACGTCGCGGCTCTGATTGGCAAGACCTGCACGTTGAACGTAATCCACGGAACCAGCAAGCGCACCGGCAATCAGTTCGCCATGCTCTCGTCCATTGCGCCGATGATGAAAAGCGCCGTCTGCCCGCCGGCAATCCTGCCGCTGATTGTCTACGACATTGCCAATGGGCGCGACAAGGTGTTCGCCTCGCTACCTCCTTGGACGCAGGCGAAGATTGAAGCGTGCGAGGAATGGAAGGAGCAAGCGCCGGCAGCCGCAGGCGAGCCGGAGGAAACCGCAGCAGCGCCGGACGAGACTTGGTAGGCTAATCGCAGCGCCGCAGCCGGCGCAATCCGGCTGCGGCTTTGCTCAACTAAAGCAAACACAATGATTATCAAAAACATGGCAGACCAGCTTTACCGAAACGTTGCTGGCCTCAGTCAATCGGCGCTTAAAAACCTGTCAAAGTCGCCGGCGCATTTTTTGTATGCACAAGAAAACCCACCGGCTGCATCGCCGGCAATGTTCCTCGGTCGCCTATTCCACCACCTTGTTCTGACGCCGCAGGATCCGCAGTGGTGGGCTGTGAAGCCGGACGGCATGAGCTTCGCCACCAAGGAAGGAAAAGCGTGGCGCGAGGCTGCCAGCGGCATCATCGTAACGGCTGAGCAATGGGACGCAGCGAAGGGAATGGCGAGCGCGGTTCTGGCGCACCCGAATCTGCCAGCCTTCACCGACACAGAGCTGAGCATTGTGGACACTCGGCTGGCTCCGGCAGAATCGCTGCTAAAGGGAAGGCTGGACGCCGTAGCCGGCGACATTTATGACCTCAAATCCTGCGAGGATGCACGGCCGGAAGCGTTCGCACGAACTATCCACGCGTATTCCTACCACGTGCAGGCTGCTCTGTATCTCGATTTATACAACGCAAACGTAGCCGCTGCCAACGCCGCTCGAGGCTTTTACTTTGTGGCTGTGGAATCAGCAGCGCCGCACGGGTGCCGGATGTATCGGCTGAGCGACGACGCGGTTGAGCAAGGGCGCGCTGAATACCGGCGACTCCTGCGGCTGCACGATGAATGCGTCCGGCAAGATTTGTGGCCGGCTTACACCGACGAATGCGTCGAGCTGTCTTTGCCTATTTGGGCGCGCAGCAGCAAGGAGGCAGAGTGAGCGCGCAGCCGGAGCTGGATTTCCTCGGCGCAGTATTGCGTGACCAAGGGATAAAAACCGTGCTGTCAAAAAACGAGGAATGGCGGCAGCGCTTTTTTCTGGCTGCTCAGCGCATCTTGTCCAGAACCGGCAGCGTAACGTCCGAGCAGGTCGTGGACGAGATAGGCTTGCCGGACGGCAATCCCTCGGCAACGGGCGGCGCTATGCGAGCGTTTGCCTGCGCCAATAAATTGCACATCGTAGGCTACGTAAAATCAACTCGCTCGAGCAGGCACTGCGGAGCAATAGCAATCTGGACAAATGCACGAAATAACCACAACGGCTGAGTTGGCCGCAGAGCTGAGATACCGAGTGGACGAGCGCCTCGGGCTGAGCGGATACGCAGCCGGCAAGCCAGTGCCGCCGGAATTGCTGGCGCTAGTGCGCGCAGGCGTGGCGACTTGGGCTGCGAGGAATTACCCCGATTTATTTGAAAAGCTAAAAACAAAAACACAATGAACATCACCGACCAATCAGCCACCATGACTATCGAATCACCGCCGCTGGCTTCCACTGACACAAAAACCGCGAACGGCGAGTTCGCTGCACCGCTTGGTTAGGCGCGATTATGCAAATCTCGAACATCATCCAACTCGCGGAAATCATCTACCTGATACAGGAGGAATCACCGTGGAGTGTCGCAACGCAAACGTGGCCGGAACACTGGTCGCAACCCACGCGCTCGCTCCAGTGGTATATCGACGCCAACTGGCTCATCCGAATCGGCGAGTTGATTTACGACCCGCGACAAGCGCCTAACGAAAAGCTCAGCCGGTTGGAATCCTTCGAGGCCGAAGGCGTGACTGTCCACCACTGCGATTGCATGGAACTCATGCGCGCAACGCCAGACGGCGCGTTCGATCTCGCCATTGTTGACCCGCCCTACGGCATCGGGATCAACATGAACCAAGGACGCAGGAAGGGCGACGTGATAAAGCACGCCCGCAAGACATGGGACGCAAGCTCTCCGGCAGCGGAATACTGGAACGAACTGCGGCGCGTGTCCCGCGAGCAAATCGTGTGGGGCGCAAACAACTTCGGATGGATACCGCCGCATAACGGGTGGGTCGTGTGGGACAAAGACATCACTGGAGACGTTGGCTTCTCGCGGGCGGAACTCGCCTACAATAGCACCATCAGCGTCGTGGACATGGTTCGCATCCGGGCGCAAAGCGGCGCGGAGACATACACGAACAAAATCCACCCGACGCAAAAGCCCGTCGCCCTCTACGCATGGCTGCTCACGAACTACGCCAAGCCGGGGCAGCGCGTGCTCGACACGCACTTCGGGAGCGGGAGCATCGCAATCGCGGCGCGAAACTTCGGATGTGAGCTTGTCGCCTGCGAGATTGATGCCGACTACTTCGCCGCGTCGGTCGCCCGAATCACGAGAGACTTTTCGCAGCAGATGCTTTTTTCGGCGGGTGGGGCGGAGCCGGTGGGCGAACAACTCGACGCGTTTGAGCACAGCGGCGCTCAGCGGAACGAAAACAAATGACCACGACCGAACACCTAGAGAAAATCAAAGCCAAGTGCGAGGCGAACATCGTGACGGATGCGAAGCTAGCTCACGTATTAAGTCATGACGTTGACCAAGTATTTTTAGCCAGTGCTATCGCTGGCTGGCGCTCGA